TTAAGTCATTGTGTGTCATTTATATCTCCTTGTTGTTGTAAATTGCCCTACCATTATAAGTTAACAGCAGGGCGTTGTCAAGTCAAAGTTTAACTAAACTTTGCTACTAAATCTTCAATCATTTGTCTAGCATCAAAATCTCCAGACATACCTGCAAATCTTACTTCTTCAGTAATTTCTTGTCGAATTTCCCAATCTAAACCATTAGTATTTATATGAATACTAGGTCTGCCACTATGGTAATGTTCAAGACATATACCCTCGTTATACCCTGTAAAACCATTTTGAACATTGAAATCTTTAACTCTTTGTTCAAGGTTATCTCTTGCAGAATTTAATTCACTTTTAAGCTTTTCAATTCTGTCATATTCTCTTTTATATTTTGTAGTTTCAGCAAGAAACTTTTCCCATTCTGGTTGAGATTTAATATCTTTCTCATAAGCTTCTCTTCTTACTTGTTCTACACTTTTGACAACCTTATTTATAATTAAATCTTGGTCGCATATTCTCATTTGTTTTGCCATAATAATCTCCTTTATAATAGCTGTTAATATAAATGCTAGTTTTGTTTTAACGCAGAAAGGTCTAGCAACTCCTACAACTAACATATTTTTACTTACAGTTGTTATGCAAGGGCAGTTTTTTTCAGCAAGTCTGCCAACTTCTATCAGCTCTAGCTTCTTTAAAGTCATACTCCTGATTGCTGATGACTATGCACTTCAAAACATAGGAATAAAGCACATATATTTTCTACCGAAGTTTACTACTCTACCTCTATTAGTTTTATAAGTTCCATACTTATTAAAACCTCTAGTGTTAGTAGCAATTCTAAACTTTAATCCAAATAGATTAAAGTGATAGAAAAACTTGTTAGAACTTTCACTATCTCTAAATACTTTTATCATAGTATCTCCATTAGTAATGTTTGATTTTCCTTTCTCGTAATCTACCGAAAGGACTATCAAATAAGTTAATGACTTGACACCTATTGTCAAATCTTTTATTTTGATTATCACAAATATCTTGTGCAATTTTTTTAGCTTTTAAATCATCTTCACACCAAATATTTAATGATAGCTCAACTCTGTATCTGTCTTTTGTTTTTATCATAATGTTTCTCGCTGATTAGTTTTTGCCAGAGCCAAGTATAACATCTGGCATTATAATATCGTGTCAAGTCCTAGCAATCTAGTGAACTATTTTTAAATCAGGTTTACCAAGATTAAATTCTTTAGTATAATCTTCATTAAGTTCATATTCAGCTTCTAATAAATTTATAATTATATCTACTAAATCATCTCTTGTAAGATGTTCATAAAATAAATAATCTGTTTTTTCAAAAGCTTCCTCTTTACTTTCACTAGATTGAATAATATATTTTAAAGTTTTTATTAATTTTTCTTTTGTCCATTCCATAATTTACTCCTTTGTAAAATTAGAACTTCTTTTATTTTCTACTACTTCAAATCCTTTTGCATTTAAAGTTATCTTATTGTAATCAACAGTAATTTGGTCATCAAAGTTTCCTATTTCAATTTCCAAATTATCATCAATCTTTAATTTTAAAATGTCGTAATCTCCACCTTGTTTTAATTCAAGTATGTCTATTTTTCTTGCCATAATTTACTCCTTTATAAAATTATAAATGCTATTAAAACTAATATGATTGCTATAGGTTTTAGCACATACCAATTAAATCTTTCAAGTCCTTTCATGTTAGAAAGAAATTCTTTAAATTCATTAAACATATCTATCTCCTTAATCTAATAAAACCATATAGGCTTCAGGCTCATGTTGTCTAAACCAATCTAAACCTATTCTTAAATTACTGTAATCTCCGAACATCTCACAACCTTTAATCCAATCGTAAACTGCAACTGCATCGGGTTTTAAAACTACACTACTTTGAGTATAAGGATTTTTAACCTCAACAGGCTCAACATCTAAAATTACAACACCATTTGGAATATTTCTATTCATAATTTTCTCCAAGTTTAAAATTAATAAAATAGGACAGTTTCAGAGATGTCCTAGCTCTACTATTTTTACCCTTTAAAAACAGTAAAAGTGGTAGTTATATAATCTATTAAATCTTAATAGATGTTTTTTGTTGTTTTTCTGTGGTTTTAAATAACCCAACAAGCTCTGTTGAACTTGCCTAGACCAAGTATAACACCTGACATTATAATGTCTTGTCAAGTGTTATTTTTGGATTATAATGTTTCAGAACTCTAATTCTAAATAATCATCTTCAAAAGGAATAGCATAAATACAATCAAAAGGATTGTTTCCAAGTATAGTATTTTTAGATTTAACTTTAATGTAAGGTCTAGCGGGTTGTTGTGAATAACTTAAACAAGTAGTATGTCTAGGCTTTGCATTTAAGTTTGTAATCTCCGAAACATAAACTTCACTTTCAGTATCTGAATTTAAAAGTTTAGCTTTGGCTATAGTTTTCTCATAGTTCCTATGTTTAAGGAACTGTTCACTTTCAATAGTTCTATCACTATCTTTATATCTATAAATAATTTTTAACATAATGTATCTCCATTATAATAATTTAAAGTATAAGCTCAATCTAGTTGAACTTGGTTGCGAACATTATACTCACACTTCCCACAAAATGTCAACACCACCTCGCAAAGCCCCATTCCTACGGGGTTTTTTGGACATTCCCTCTATACTTTAATGTCAAAACAACGAACACCCTACTTAAATATTTTAAGTATGGATAAAACTTTTTGCGTAATCTCTAATATATTTTTGCTGGTACTTTAAATATTTTAAATATTTTTAAAATAATTTAATATTTTTATATATTTTTAAATATATATATTAAGTGAATTTCTTGTAGTTTTACTACATCTGAAAATCAGAGCTAAAAATTAGATGTAGAAATTTCTTGACATGGTTTAGATTGTTCGCTAAATTATAGGAATGAAAAGTAATTAAGCTTTTCTTAAATATAGGAAATTTAATTATGGCAACATTATTGAATAAAGAAGAAACTAATCACTTCTATAAAAAGATTAATAAAATCTCTTATCATCTAGCAAATAAAACTGCTAACATGAGTAAACTTAAAGATGAGGAAAAGAAAAAAGCTTATTTCTCAATTCAAGGGGCATTAAGACAAGCCTTTTTATCTTATAATCGTGACACTAAACTAGCTACACTCAATAAAGAGGAGCGATTATTAGATAGATACGCAACTTTAACTAATTGCCCGAGAACAATATTTGCCGATGCCCCGTTAGTTAAAGGGAAATCTAAAAAGACTACCAAGAAAAAGGCAGTTAAGAGAATATAATCCTACCTAGCAACCTTGCTAATAGCCCTCGAAGTCTCGGGGGCTTTTTTTTGCTCAATCTAAACATCAAGTTTATAAAATCTTTTGAGCCAACTAATTTTTAAATTTTACTTGTTAAATTTTGATCCAAAATTTTTTATTTTTTCATGTTTATTTTTACCCCAAAAATTACCCCTAAAAACTTCTCATGTATGCAATCAGATTGCTAACCCTAGTCATACCATTAACAAATTAATACAAGCTCTTACAAGCTCTTACAATTAGCGAGATAGCTACTTAACACCTATCAATTCTATAAGACTGTTCATAACTTCCTAGAACTTCATCAATGAGCCATAAGGCATTAGTCTATTTATGTTTTTTAAATTCCTGTTAAGTCTGTAAAGATACTTGATAACTTATAGCCACCACTTAAAAGAACTTCTCAGAACTTGTAAAGAACTTTTCAGAACTTGATTTACTTTTTAAATCCTTGAATGAGATGTAATTAGAACTTATCAAGGCTATTTAATTCTTTTAAGTCTTTAAAGAGGTGGTCTCTTTTACAAGTCTTGATAAAAATAAAAAGTCTTGATAGGGGCAGGGCAGGAACGCCACCCCATCTCCCCTATATATATGTAAATCATACACATTTTACAGACTTTTGAGTGTTAAGTAGGGGCTACCTTTAGATACTATGCAGCCTCGGGGGAATACATTCCCATTGTACAGTTATATTCTTGTTTTGTCAACCCTTTTTTTAAATATTTACATACTTTTTAATAAATACTTGACAAAACTTTAATTAATAAGTATAATATAAGACATGAACAGTTTATCTTCTAGAAAATTAACAGAAAAACAAGAGAGTTTTCTTAATAATCTTATAGAAACTAAAGGAAACCTCAAACTTTCGGCAGAACTTGCAGGGTACTCAGGCAATCACTACCAAGTTATACAATCATTGAAAAAAGAAATAGTTGATTTAGCTTCGGATGTACTGGCAAAAGAAGCCCCTTCAGCAGCTTTTAAGCTTGTTGAGGTATTAGAAAGCAATAAACCAATGCCACATGCTAATGTAAAGCTACAAGCAGCTCAGACAATACTTGACAGGGTTGGTTTAGGTAAAAAAGAACGACTAGATGTAAATCATAATGTTCAAGGTGGTATATTTATACTACCAGAAAAAGAAACTATAGATGTGACAGACTATGAAGAACTATCTGAATGAGATATTTCAGTTTGCTCAAGACCATCCAGTATGGTTTTGTGTTTTTTTTATAGTCGGTTGGATTATAGGTAAAGGTATACTTCATTCATTGTGAAGATATATTTAACAGAACTAGAAATATATGGTAATGTTTATACAGGACCAAATATTATTGCTGCAAATTTAGAACAAGCTGAAGTAGCAGCGAATAAGAACGGACTGGTTGTTGTAGGAGAACTAGAAAACATTGTTGTTAATGATGATGTTTCTTACCCTACTAAAATAGAACCGGAAAATAAAAGGACAATACACTAATGGCACACGAAAATAGAAAAAAAGCTTTATTAAAAAAGCATGGACTAGCAGGAGTAAATAAACCTAAAAGAACTCCGGGGCATAAAACAAAATCTCACATGGTATTAGCTCAAGTTGGTCATACTTTAAAATTAATTCGTTTTGGTCAAAAAGGTGCAAAGACTGCAGGTAAACCTAAAGCAGGTGAGTCTGATAGAATGAAAGCCAAAAGAAAATCTTTTAAGGCTAGACATGCTAAGAATATTGCTAAAGGAAAAATGTCAGCAGCTTATTGGGCTGATAAAGTAAAATGGTAAAATTATTTAATAAACTACATAAATTTATGAAGTGTGGTCGTATTAATAAAGTTTGGAGACTTTTTAACTAATATGCCACATTTAGGAGAAATTAAATTTAAAGCTTTGCACAAGCAACGAGGTAGATTGTCTATGAGAAGAAACCAAGGTAAACCCGGTAATGTTACTCGTGAAGAGTTTAATAAAAACTGGGATATGATTTTTAAGAAAGGAGGAAAAAATGCCAAGAAAAAAAGCAGTAACTCGTAAAAGACTTACTAAAGGAGGTAAGTCAAAAGTAAATGAAGCTGGTAATTATACTAGACCTGCTATGCGTAAGAGGCTTTTCGAAAGAATCAAAGCCGGTTCTAAAGGAGGTAAACCCGGACAATGGTCTGCTCGGAAAGCCCAGCTTTTAGCTAAACTATACAAAGCTCAAGGTGGAGGTTATAAATAAAATGAATGTAATACTACAATATATACAAAAATTATTAGATAAAATAAATAATTTATTTAAATAACATGGTTAAAAAAAAAGACCCTAAAGTAGGTACAGGTAAAAAACCTAAAGGTAGTGGTAGAAGGTTATATACGGATGAAAATCCAAAAGATACAGTAAGTATTAAGTTTGCAACTCCAGCAGATGCTAGAGCTACTGTAGCAAAAGTTAAAAGAATTAAAAAACCATTTGCTCGTAAGATACAAATACTAACAGTATTAGAACAAAGAGCTAAAGTAGCTGGTAAAAAATTACAAGCTGCACTAGCTAAACGAGGTAAAGAAGCAATTAGGAAAATACATGGCACTAAAAAAATCTCAAAGAAGTCTTAGAGCTTGGACAAAACAAGACTGGGGTACTAAGTCTGGTAAAAAATCTAGTGAAACTGGAGAAAGATATTTACCCAAAGCAGCTCGTGATGCATTAACTCCAGCAGAATATGCAGCAACAACAGCCAAAAAAAGAAAAGACACAGCAGCAGGAAAACAAGTTTCTAAACAACCAGAAAAAATAGCTAAAAAAACTAGAAGTGCTAGACAGTTTAGAAGTGTTGGTGGTCAAATAAAATTACAAGTTTTAGGAGGTTTAGCAGAGGATGCACAAGATAAAATAGGAGAGGCATTATATCCTGTTTATAAAACAGGTGCAAGAATATTAGATTTTGATGAAGATGCACAAGACAAAGTATATATAGACAGTAAAAAATATTTACTAGATTATGTTACAAAAGAAGTAGTACCTTATAGTACTAAACTTGAACAGTTTGATGCAGATGAAATATTTAGACACGCATTAGCTGCTTATAGACTTGGAGACAGTAAAGTTAAAAGAACAGCTTTTCAAGCAAAAGATTTAGCACAAGCTAATATTTATAGAAATAGACCTCTTATTTATAAAACAGAAAAAGGAGATGCTAAAAATAATAAAGTAGGGTTTTTCTTGTATGATAAATATAAAGATACTAAGCTTTCAGAAAAATTAAAAGAAGAATTAGCAATGAATGATTTAGCTGAAATGATTAAAGCTAGAGATAAACGATTATTTTTTCTTAGTAAAGGACCTACAAAAGTTCCTGATGCAGCCACTAATAAAAAAAATAAAGAATTAGAAGATATGGGTTTTCCTTTTTAGATGTCTATACCAAAAGATTATATAAAAAAGAAAAGCAGAGTTATACCTTTTGGTTATGAATTAAGTGATATAGAGGGTTATTTAAAACCTATACCAAAAGAACTAGAAGTATTACATAAATATGTAGAACAAGTTAAAAATAAAACTTTTTCTTTACGAGAAGCTTCTGTTTTAATTGAAGAAGAAACTAATAGAAAAATAAGTCATGTAACTTTAAAAAATTATTTAGATAAAAATTCTTCTTTAAAAAATACGCACATTAAAAATTTACAAAAGAAAAAAGAAACTTTACGAAAACAAAAAAAATCTATAAAAGAAAAAGAAAATAGACTAGCTGCAGAAGAAACAGTTATAAAAAAATTACATAATTCTAAAACTTCTAACATTCTTACAGAAGATGAAGTAGAAAATACTTCTAATTCAATTCAAGAAAAAATTAAAAATTCTAATGTAATCTTTCATGCAAACGAAGGACCACAAACACATTTCTTAGCTGCAGATGAAAAAGATGTGTTATATGGTGGAGCTGCTGGTGGTGGTAAATCATATGCTATGTTAGTTGACCCACTAAGATATGCACACAAAAAAGCTCATAGAGCATTAATACTTAGAAGGTCTATGCCAGAACTTCGTGAAATGATTGACAAGTCTCGTGAATTATATCCACAAGCATTTCCCGGTGCTAAGTTTCGTGAAGTAGAAAAACTTTGGAACTTTCCTAGTGGTGCAAAAATAGAGTTTGGGTTTTTAGAAAGAGATGCAGATGTATATAGGTATCAAGGACAAGCATATAGTTGGATAGGGTTTGATGAAATAACACACTTACCTACAGAGTTTAGTTGGAACTATCTTGCTTCTCGTTTGAGAACAACAGACCCTGAAATAAAAACATATCTAAGATGCACAGCTAACCCCGGTGGTGTTGGTTCTCAATGGGTAAAGAAAAGATATATAGAACCCTCAGAATCAAATAAATCTTTTATGGGTAAAGATGGACTTACAAGAAAATTTATTCCTGCAAAGTTAGTAGATAATCCATATCTAGCTAAAGATGGTGTATATGAGCAAATGCTTATGTCATTACCTCCTATACAAAGAAGACAATTATTAGAAGGTAACTGGGATGTAGCAGAAGGTGCAGCATTTGTAGAGTTTGACCCTACAGTACATGTTATATCTCCTTTTGTTTTACCTGTTCATTGGGAAAGATTAAAAGGTATTGACTACGGATATGCTTCAGAAAGTTGTTGTTTATGGGGAATAATGGACATAAATGACAATACTTTAATAATTTATAGAGAATTATACAAAAAAGGCTTGACAGGAGAAGAATTAGGTAGTATAATAACAGATATGGAGACAGAAGACCCTTTTTCTGTAAATGGTGTATTAGACACAGCAGCATGGGCAAATACAGGAACAACTGGTCCTACTGTCGGAGAAAGTTTAGTTAGAGCTGGTCATAAATTAAGACGGGCTGATAAAAATAGAATACAAGGTAAAATACAAATACACGAGTATTTAAAGATTAGAGAGAATGGTAGACCTAAGTTACAGATATTTAATACATGTCCAAACTTAATAAGAGAATTACAGTCTATACCATTATCTAAAACTAATCCAGAAGATGTAGATACTCACGCTTCTGACCATGCATATGATGCTTTGCGTTATATGATTATGAGCAGACCAAGAATGGAAAGTCCATTAGAAAGAATTAGAGGACTAAAGCGTGAAATGTATAAACCTGTAGATTCTGTATTTGGTTATTAATGATGGAAGAAAATACTTTTTTAAATGCTGATAATCTTTATGAAGATGTAGAAGGTGAAGTTGGAAAAACCTTAACACTTCCTGAAGAACAAAAAAGAAACTTAATTGGCATTATTCAAGGTAGATTTGCACAAGCTGAAGAATCTAGAGATAGTGATGAAAAAAGATGGCTTCGAGCTTACGAAAACTATAGAGGACTTTATAATAAATCTTTAAAATTTAGAGAGTCTGAAAAGTCTAGAGTATTTGTTAAAATAACTAAAACAAAAGTATTAGCTGCTTTTGGTCAATTAGTAGATGTTATATTTGGAACTGGTAAGTTTCCTATAGGAGTTTCAGAAACTAAAATACCTGAAGGCGAAACAGATATTGCACATCTAAATGTTAATAATGCATCTACCGATACTGAAGCTTCTATACCAGATGATATAGGAAATAGAATAGATGACATTTATAATGTTGGATATGAAGGTGATGGAAAAGTTATTAAACCCGGTGCTTCATTTTATAATGGAATATTTGAAGACCCTATAGAAGAAAAAGCTAAACAAGCTGGTATGCTTACAGATGGAGCTAGTCCTAACCCACAAGCTATAGAATTAAATCCTGCACAAAGAGCTGCAAGAAGAATGGAAAAACTTATCCATGACCAAATAGATGAATCTAAAGGTTCTTCAGAAATAAGAAATGCTCTTTTAGAATCTGCTTTACTAGGTACAGGGATTGTAAAAGGACCATTTAATTTTAATAAAAAATTACATAGATGGGAAAATAATGAAGCAGGAGAAAGAGTTTATAACCCTCTTGAAGTTAGAGTACCTAGAATAGAGTTTGTAAGTTGTTGGGATTTTTATCCAGACCCTAACGCTACTAATATGGATGAATGTGAATATGTAATTCATAGACACAAAATGAATCGTAGTCAAATAAGACAACTTCGTAACATGCCTTACTTTGATGAAGAAGCAATTAGATTAGCAATTCAAACAGGAGCTAACTATGTGGAAAAAGATTTTGAGTCACAACTAAGAGATGATATTAGAAGTGAAGAAGATGCACATAGCAGCTTTGAAGTTTTAGAATATTGGGGTATGATGGATGCAGAATATGCTAAAGAAGTTGGTATAGAATTACCTGATAGTGTAGATGATTTAGATGAAGTTCAAGTAAATATTTGGGTATGTGGACAATATGTTCTTAGAGCAGTTTTAAATCCTTTTACTCCTTATAGATTACCATATAATGCTTTCCCATACGAAAGAAATCCATATAACTTTTTTGGTATTGGTGTAGCAGAGAATATGGATGACAGTCAACAAATTATGAACGGTCATGCAAGAATGGCTGTAGATAATTTAGCAATGGCTGGTTCATTAGTATTTGATGTAGATGAGTCTGCTTTAGTTGGTGGACAATCAATGGAAATATATCCGGGTAAAATATTTAGAAGACAAGCAGGAATGCCCGGACAATCTATACATGGATTAAAGTTTCCTAATACAGCTCCAGAAAACATGATGATGTTTGACAAGTTTAGACAACTTGCAGATGAACAAACTGGAATACCAAGTTACTCACACGGACAAACAGGAGTACAAAGTATGACAAGAACTGCTTCAGGTATGTCTATGTTACTTGGAGCATCTAGTTTAAATATTAAAACTGTTGTCAAAAATCTTGATGACTTTTTATTAAAGCCACTTGGAGAATCTTACTTTCAATGGAATATGCAATTTCATGAAGGTGAATTAGATATTGAAGGTGATTTAGAAGTTAAAGCTACTGGTACAAATAGCTTAATGCAAAAAGAAGTACGAAGTCAAAGACTTACTATGTTCTTACAAACTGCACAAAGTCCAGCTATTGCACCATTTGTTAAAATTTCTAAACTCGTAAGTGAACTAGCCTATAGCTTAGACTTAGACCCAGAGGAAATACTTAATGACCCTGAAGAAGCAGCTATAATGGCACAAATAATAGGAATGCAAAATGCTGGACAAACAAATGGCGAGGAAGCTCAACCCGTTGGTCAACAGCCCACAATGGGCAATATTCAAGGAGTACCTGAAGGACCTCAAGAACTTGGGGTTACAGGAACTGGTGGTGGCAACATCGGAACAGGAGATGTACCGATTCCAGGGGAAGATAGCTTTTCTGGTACGATTGGAGCAACTGGACCTACAGGTTAAAGAAGCAATAAATAGAAAAGAGGAGATATAATGTTAGATTTATTAGATACAATTTTAAAAATAATAGGAGTAGTGCCATGGATAGTTTCTATCTGTTCAATGATAGCAGCTTTAACACCTACTCCACATGATGATAATTTAGTAAGTAAAGCTTATAAAGTTATTGATTGGTTTGCGTTAAATATAGGAAGAGCAAAGGAGAAATAATGGCAAAGAAATTTCCAGACTTATCAGGTGATGGTGTAGTAACTCAAAAAGATATTTTAATTGGTAAAGGAGTTATTGATAGAGAACAAAAACAAGAAGGTGGTTCAATAGATGACCAAATGATGATGGTTATGACTCCTCCTCCTATGTTACCTGATGAAGAAATGGAAGATAATTATTTAGATTTTATAATTGATGAAGCATTAGATGAAAAAGAAGAAGAAATGCTTATGTCAAAACTTGAACAAGATGAGCAACTATCTATGCTATTTGATAAAGTAATAGAAGTTGCTTCAGAATTTGCTGGGTCTGGTCCTGTTGAAGGACCGGGTTCAGGAGTCTCCGACAGTATACCTGCAAGGTTGTCTGATG